CGCGCCAAAAGTGCTTGAGATGTATGGAGAGTATGTTGTGAGTATGAATGTAATAGTTCAACAGGATAACTCCTCCATACAGGTGCTTCCTGCTGCGGTAAATTGTCCATTCTAGCATCACAGCATTCTCACGGAGAAACTAGCGCCATGGCCGATTCCAGATCAGCAGCAGAAATACAGAAATTCCTGTGGGCACGAGACAATAGGAAACTATCTACTCGCGACAGGAATCTCATTAATGCTGTCCAATTATCTCCAGAAGAAATGATGGCAGATATGCAGCAGAATATGACAGCAGGTAATATCGCTGAACTGAAGTCTGCCATCCGCTCCGCGCCAACTCCAGAGATTCGCACATTACTGACTGACGAGCATAATAAGATTATGGAAATGGTGCGCAAGCAGCAGGAAGAATCAGCACCAAAGAAACAGCAGCAAACAGAAACCTCATTGATGGACACCATCGGAAACATGCTACAAAATCTCTGGAGTGGAAGATAATGGCACAACCTGCTGCGGTACATACACTCTCAGAGTCTTATAGCATTATTGAATTGAATGCTGGACTGGAGTGTATCGTTGATACTGAAGATTATGTTCTGCTCTCTAGGTACACGTGGACACATAAGCCAAACTATGCCACTGGCTATGCGCATACAAAAATAAAGAATAAGCAGATTATGATGCATAGACTTCTTATGGGACATCCTGAAGGAATGCTAGTAGATCATATAAATAGTAACGGCCTTGATAATAGAAAAAGTAATCTACGAATAGTTACTAAGTCACAGAATGGGCTTAATTGCAGAAAGAGTAAATCTGCCACATCCCGATTCTACGGAGTACCCTTTCATACTAAATCTGGAACTTGGTGCGCACAGGGCACGTCAGCACTAACAGGAAAAGCCTACGGACTCGGATACTACAAGTCGGAGATAAGTGCGGCACTGGCGTATAACCGATTCTGTGCGGAACACAATCCGTACTCTAAACTCAATGTAATCTAACAGAGGGAAAATCACACCATGGCAACTCCAAATACGCCTATACTGCTGCCAAGAAAAACGCAAGAGGCCCTCATACAGTATCATCATCAGTGTTACAATCTCCAAGTTTCCAATTGGAACCTGCGTGACCAGATGCGGCAAATTGATCTCTCATACATACGGGAGAATGATTTCAGTGTTGAAAATGTGCGCGCCAAAAGCGCAAATAAATATGGCGATCCCACCAGATTCCAAAATATAACTGTGCCTGTTGTGATGCCAATGGTTGAGGCGGCTGTCACATATCAGTCTAGTGTATTCCTAACTGGCCATCCTATTTTCGGCGTCGTGTCAAATCCAAGCACAATGGACGCGGCCATGCAAATGGAGACAGTTATAGAGGAACAATCTATCCGCGGCGGCTGGGTGCGGGAGATTATGATGGCATTCCGTGATGGATTTAAATACAATCTCGGCTGTCTGGAAGTCAACTGGGAACGCGCTGTCACTGCCGCACTAGAAACTGATCTAGGATTTTCCACTTCACAAGCGCGCCCGAAAGAAGTTATTTGGGAAGGCAATGCAATTAAGCGGCGCGATCTGTATAACTGTATCTGGGACACGCGCGTCGCACCTGCTGAGATCTATTGGCGCGGTGAATTCTCAGGATATACTGAGATGTTCTCACGTATCCAATTAAAATCATATATAAACTCTCTGCCAGATAAAATGGTAGATAACATCATTCCTGCATTCGAATCTGGACTTGGATTCTCAGGCATCACATTCGCACAATCGCAAGGTGGTTTCTACACACCAGAGATTAATCCTGATTCAATGCTAGACAGAGATCCGCGCGCATCCACTAACTGGATGGCATGGGCCGGCATCGCGGCATCGGAATCTAAGATCAAATACAAAGACATGTATGAGGTCACCACTCTATATGCGAAGATTCTGCCATCAGATTTTGGTATGAAAGTACCATCGCAGAATACTCCGCAAGTGTGGAAATTCGTATTTGTGAATCACTCAGTTCTGATCTACGCTGAGCGCCAAACTAATGCGCATGGCTATCTGCCGATGCTGTTCATGCAGCCACTTGAGGATGGTTTAGATTACCAGACAAAGAGCTTGGCTAAGAATGTGCAGCCCATTCAGGATATTACTTCTGCGATGTGGAACTCTGTGATCGCAGCTCGCCGCCGTGCAATCTCCGATCGTGGGATCTATGATCCATCACGTATTGCAGAGGCCCACATTAACAGTGATAATCCGGCAGCTAAGATTCCAGTGCGCCCAGCTGCCTATGGTAAGCCTGTGAATGAAGCATACTATCCGATTCCATTCCGTGATGACCAATCTGGCACATTGATGCAAGAGACTCAGCAACTGATGCAAATGGCCAATGTTATCACTGGACAGAATCCAGTACGGCAAGGTCAGTTTGTTAAGGGTAATAAGACGCTGCACGAGTTCCAGTCTGTTATGTCCAATGCTAATGGTAGGGATCAAATGACCTCTATGCTATTAGAGAGTCAGCTTTTCACTCCGCTGAAAGAGATTCTAAAAATTAACATTCTACAATATCAAGGTGGTATCTCACTATTCAATAGAGAGATTCAGAAAGAAGTCACCATTGATCCAGTCGCACTGCGTAAGGCAGTATTGGACTTTAAGATCTCGGATGGCCTCACACCGTCTGATAAATTAGTAAATAGTGACACGCTGCAAGTTGCAATGCAAGTAATGGGATCCTCGCCGCAGATTGCTGCAGGATATAATGTAGCGCCATTGTTCTCTTACTTTATGAAAACGCAAGGTGCTCGCATTCAGGAATTTGAAAAGTCAGCAGAACAGATGGCCTATGAACAGGCTGTGCAGCAGTGGCAACTTGCAATGCAGAATATGGCAGAAGCTCTCAAGAAAGCGGAGCCAGGACAGATTCAGGAGATTATGAAGTCCATGCCGCCGCAACCCACACCGCAGCAGTTTGGCTATAATCCACAGCAACAAGGTGGCGCATCCGCAGCAGCCCCGCAGACTGAGGTTGCCACTCGTGTCAATAATATCACCAATAATATTTCCAGTTCAGGAGTCTGAGGGTGAAACCAATTCAAACCAGTTTCACAAAAATCGAGTTGAACAGTACAGAGTACAAAGCTGGCTGTTCTCTTACACATCTAAATATAGCTGTAATCCAAAATCTAATCGCAGATATTGCGGAGGAGAAACTAGCGCTCAAATTCACACCTAATGATGTGCTCACTTTTACGCAGCAAGAAGCAGAACTGTCTGGTCAAATAGGTATATTGAAACATCTAGTTGACCTGCATGAAACCGCAGTATCAATCCCAGATTCATCCCACCAATCCGCTCTAAATCTGTAAAGGAAATATATCATGTCAGGCATCATGTCCATGTTCAGTAATCTTATTGGCGCAGGTAATAATCAGCCAGCTGCCCCAAATCCCGGTGCGCAGAATCCCGCTCCCGGCCCCGGCCAACTACCGCCAACCGCATCGAATACTGGCGCTGCCAGTCCCAATACTGCACCTAATGGCACCGTGCCCGCAGTTGGTACTGATCAGAATCAGAATACACCTGCGACCCCCTTCGATCAGTTTGCTGAGCTATGGAAAAATGAGCCTGTTGATCCAAACGCACCGCCACCGCAATCTGGTGTGTTTGGCACTATTGATCCAAAACGGTTTATGGAAGCTGCTGGCAAGATTGACTTTGCCAAAGTAGTAACTCCGGAACAGTTGCAACAGATTTCTGCTGGCGGCGCTGATGCAATGCAAGCATTCGCTGCAGCTCTCAATTCAGTAGCACAAACCACTTACGCCCAATCTGCATTTGCTTCCACTAAGATCGCTGAACAGGCGGTAGCGAAAGCAAAAGAATCAATCCTCGCAGATTTGCCGCAGCACATCAAGCGCAACACTGTGCAAGATAATCTCCGGCAAGAAAACCCAATCTTCTCAAATCCCGCAGTACAGCCCATCATCTCTGCGCTGGAACAGCAAATGACCGTGAAATATCCGCAAGCTACAGCTAGCGAAATCACGACAATGGCTAAACAGTATGTAGAGGCTCTTGGCACTTCGTTCGCACCAAAAGCACCAGATCCTAAGCTGGGGCCTAATGGTAAAACGGGGCGGGAGGAAATGGATTGGAGCACATTCTTGTCGTAACCTGAAATTCTTTCTTAACTAATTTCTCTGTAAAGGAAACTCAAATGTTTGTACGTCCTGAAGTATATGAAAAAGGTATGTGCCGCCAGGCTCGTATCGGTGATGGCTTTCTGGGAAATCCTCTTGTCACCACTGTTGCAACTGCTGGCGCTCTGACCCTTACTGTTGCTGCTGTCCTCGGCGGCGTTGCTTCTTTCACTGGTGCTGCTGGCGCTGTTGCTTACACTATGCCCACTGGCGCTGACATGATTGCAGCTATGCCGGATATGGATATCGGTGATTCGTATGTGTTCGCCGTTCAGAACACTGCTGCTCAAGTTGCCACCATGACCTTATCTGTTGGCTGTACTGTTTCTGGAGCTGTCACCATCAATGCTGCTACTCGCTTCTGTGTTCTCACGAAGCTGACCGCAACCACGATGAACGCGCATTTCCTGTAAGCGCACTCAGACAATCACTTTCATAAAAGGAAAAAATCATGTCTTTTGTCGGAATGTTTAATACCAGCAATTTCACGACCGATCTGGCGAAGAAATCTTTCGCTGGAATGATCACGCGCCTGATGCCGAATGGTACTGCGCCGCTGTTTGGTCTCACTTCCATGCTGTCGTCTGAAACTGCTGTCGCCGTGGAACATGGCTACTTCAGCAAGACGATGCTGTTTCCGGAACTGAAGATCAATGATGCGGCCAATATTGCTGCTGGCATTGGTGTTCTTACTGTTGATTCCACCACCAATGTGCTGCCTGGCATGGTGATGCGTGTGAATCGTACTGGTGAGAACGTGCTGATCAATCAAGTTCTGTCGTCCACCCAAGTTCAAGTTACTCGTGGCGTCGGCGTCACCGCTGCTGCTCAGATTAACGACAACGACTATCTGTATCAAGTCGGTAATGCATTTGAGGAAGGTTCGGATCGCCCCACCGCGCTGAATATTACTCCTGTGCGTATTACCAACTACACGCAGATTTTCCGTAATACTTGGGCCCTGACTGACACGGCGCGCGCTACGCAAGTCATTGCTGGCGAAACTAATGTGGCAGAATCGAAACAA